TTGATATCTTCTCGGGCTCGGTAGCATTGCAAGAGGGCGTTGGCGAGAGTGTCGAGCGGTAAGAGGTCAATGCTGCCCTTAAGGCCACCCTTCTCGCTGAAAGCCATCCACTTATCAACAGGTATAAGTGCATTGTTGTCGCCCTCAGTTAGCAATCGCTGCAGCGTCGGCTGGCTGGCGTCATATACGCCGCGAACACGCAGCGCTTTGACCAGGCCATCGATGCGATCCGACAAAATATCAAGCTCCATGGCTTGATCCTGGTACAGGACAAAATCCGGCACCGGCACCAGAGTATCGCTCGTCGTAGTGGCGTACAGCGGTTTCGGGCAGGGGAAAAAGCCCTCGAGCTGCAGCGGGTCATCGCGCACGTCGATGATCGTCGGCATGCCCTTGCAGAACCAGTACACCTTCTGGGTTTCCTTATCCCAGAGCTCACAGATCTTGGCGCGGTTATAGGCGCGCTTGGACTCGTTGTACGCGTTGAGCGGCTCCGGTCCTTGGTCGAGCGGGATCTTGCGGGCCGTTTCTTCGCCGAAACGCTCTACCAGCGCTTCTCGCGTCATGTACACCCAGCGCCATACTTGACTCACTTCCTCCCAGGTACGCGCCTGAGAATGCCCGAAATCGCGCCAATGCACGTAATCCTCGGGCGAGCGCTCAAATTCGATCTGTTCCATCTCAGGCGGCGCACCTTCGCCAGCCTCAATGTCGCTGGTGACCGATACGCCATCATCTTCGACGCCGATCGGCGAGACATGCGGTTCGTACCGCACCCAGGACGTTGCCCGGCCGCCGAGGAACCGATCCTCGACCGAATAGGCCATCGTGCTGCGGAACGTCGGGAAATGCTCGATCTCGTAATCGATCGCCCGCTCCAGGATCTGTGACGCCACCCGGCCAACCTGGTCGTTGTCGCCAAAGCGCCGCGAAATGTCCGCTTTCGGCAGCTTGGCGTACACCGCTGGCTTCAGCGTCTGGACGTTGCTCCACAGAATGTTGAATTTTGCCGCTTCGTTGCCCGTCTGGCCGCGGTTGTCATCTCGGTAACGCTTGATGATTTTCTTCGTGCGCGCTTGCCACTTGGCAAATTCGCTGTCGTACGCACCGATAATGCGCAAATACTTGTCAATTTCTGGGCTTGCCGGCTGTTCCATGACGCTTATTCCTTGTTTCGAGCGCTGATGGCGCGGGCTTTGGCCTTGGCGTCCTTTTTGCTCGAGGCGCCCCAGGCGCGCAATGCCAATGCCAGGCGCGTCGGCTTGCCGTTCTTCGCCATCGGTCCAGGCATGTTGCCCATCCTGGCGAGGAAGCTGGCGCGGCGCGGGTTATCGCCTGCCTTAACCGGGGGCTTGAGTGTGCCGCCCGTCTCGCGGTGATAAGACGCGCGGCCCTTGGCGTTAAGCCCGCCCTTCGGGTTCTTACCGGCGCTTCTTGTCCAGGCAGCTGTCATTGCGGTTTTTCCGCCTTCGCCGTTTTCGCGGCTTGCTTGAAATCGCCTGCCGTTGGGCGCCCAGGCTCGCCTTTGCGTTTCATGCGTTCACCCGAGCCAGCCTTGATTCTTTCCTGCTTGGCTAGGATGTTGGCATACAGCCCAGGCTTTCCGTTCATGCGGTGAAAAACCCTACGGCCACCGCGGTTAATCCCGCGCCCGTCGTCACTTTCCAGGGGCCCGTCGCCGAGGCTGCGTTGACCTCAAGGCTATAAACGCCAACGGCCGTGTTGGCCGGCACGGTCAAAACGGTGGTGCTGCCGTCGAGCAGCGTCAACGTCGAGGAAGCTGCGGTGTTCACGGTCACCACCAGCCGGTGCAGATAATCACCGACCGCGCCCGATCCGCCGAGCACCTGGGCCGTTTGGGATGCAGCAACGGTTTCGTACGGATACCGATTCGGGCTCACTATGCTCATATTCGGGCTCTCCTGCTCACCGAGCGATCGTGGACTTGCCACATATCGTTTAACGTCACCTTGTTTTCGGGCCCGACAATCAGCGCCTTAGGCTCTGCTGCTGCCGGGGACTTGTCGCCATGTTCTTGCCATGATACCGCAAGCATACGGAATGCGTCTGCAGGATGCGAGGTCCAATCGTGCCGCGGGCTTTGACGGTAGGCTTTTTTGTCCTCGTCGTACTCGCGCTGATATTGCCGAAGCGCCTCGATGCCGTCGCGGCACTTCTCCGCATCGAACCACACTCGAGGCAAAATCATGCGCACCGCCTGGATGCCTGACTGCACCCCGATGTCGGGGACAACTGCAAGTTTGGCAATGTCCAGATGCGCGGCCAGTTGCTCAATAATGCTTTTGCCGGTTTGTAGGCTTTTGGCCCGAGCGTCGTGCGGCAAATAGTGTTTGGCGTATCGGTAGGGCTTGTTCGTGACAATTCCCGCGATGTCGTCAATGTTTGCCCCCGACACGGCAAAAAAGTCTATGACGCGGATCTCGCCGCGGTACTGTTGGTACCAAAAGATCGCCGTGTCGTCGCGATACCCAAGATCCCACGCTGTGTATACGGGCAAGTTAGGATCGTAAGGTACTTGGCAAATGCGCCCTTGTTGCTCTGCCTCTCGCATTTCCTTGCCGAAAAAAGCGCCGAGGATTGCGGCTTCAAATGAAGTTTCGTATTCCTGTAAATACTGATCCTCGGCCAATTGCGCCTGTGCGGCGGCTAGCTCTGACGCCGGGAGAATCCCGCTGGTTGAGGCGGGCAAGCGCAGCAGGAACCATTCGTTCGGGATACGAGTGGCGGTTTCGTAAATCTCCCAAAAAGCGTTCTTCCCTTTGGGCGTACCGCCGAATACGCACCACCCCATTTTGTCGCTCAAACTTGGCCTCAAAACGTTCCCAAACACGCTCGGCTTGAAGTCGCCATATTCGTCTAGGTACAAGCCGTCAAAGCCTAGACCACGCATAGCGTCAGCGTTATCGGCACCAAACAGACGTATTTTTGCCCCGTTAACCAATTCAACAGTTAGCTCTGATTCGTTAATTTCTCGAGTAACCGGGGCCGCGTAAAACTTGAGGTAATCCCATGCCACAGACTTTGCCTGCGACCGGTATGGGGCGCAGTACCCGTATAAAGGGCTTTGGCTTTTCGCAAACATAGCCGCACGAATGATGTCATTGACGGCCGCAACGGTTTTGCCTGCGCGGCGGTGAGCTACAAGGCAAGCCCAACGTTGCGTTCGCTCATGAAACGGCATGAACGCCCTTCGCGGGGAATACGGTATAACTACTGGGGCGGAAGCCATGTGATGACCAAATCCTTGCCATCAGCGCCCGTTAATTCGTTCTTTTCCCGTTGTCCAAGGTACTGCTTCCCGAGCCATACCAGCATCGTGGTGTTGCCGTCTTCTAACGCCCGCCATTGGTGACGGCGTAACGACATCTTTCCATTCTCGATTCCGCTTTTATAAATTTCGCAAAACTTCTCGTCGCGCAACAAAGTATCAACGCTACATCCAAGCCAAGCGGCTATTTCAGCCTGCGTGCATTGGATACCGGCTAGTTTTTTGACCGCCTCGTGGTCAATCTCAAACCGAGGACGGCCACCGCCCTCCCCTTGATGCCCTTGCTTGGGTTCTCCGGTGCGTTCGCTAATGCGTACTTCCTTGCGTCTACTCATGCCGCCGCCTTGAACTGTTCGCCCGTGGACTCCAGCACGGCCTTTTGGCCGGTGAAGTCCTGCCAGCGCTTGACGATAACGTCTACGTACTTCGGGTCTAGTTCCATGATTCGGGCTATGCGTCCGTTCTTTTCGGCGGCAATTAGCGTTGTTCCGCTGCCCCCGAAACTATCCAACACAATGTCCCCGCCTTTGGTGTTATTTAGTAACTGATACTCAAACAACGCCACAGGCTTCATAGTGGGGTGATCGGCATTTCTAGATGGACGATCAAATTCAAGAATCGTTGTTTGCTTTCGGTCTGCCGCCCAAAGGTGTGCCGAGCCTTCTTTCCAACCGTATAAACACGGTTCGTGCTGCCAATGATAATCCTGCCGCCCCATCACCATGCTGTTTTTCTGCCATATCAGGCATTGACGCACTTTCCAACCGGCGTCTTTGCACGCTCCACGGAAGTTGTACCCCTCTGAGTCGGCGTGCCAAATGTAAAACACGGCTCCTGGTTTCAACACAGCATCAGCGGTCACAAAAGCATCACGCAAAAAAGTTCTAAACGCCTCATCGCTCATGCTGTCGTTTTGAATGGTTAGGGCATCCTTTGTTTTCCCCGTATACGCCACGTTGTAAGGGGGGTCGGTAAGCAACATATCTACTCGCTGCTGCCCGCATAGCCGCTCCATGGCGGTCATTTCAAGGCTGCTGCCGCACATTACCCGGTGCTGCCCACATACCCACACGTCGCCTAGCCGCGTGACAGGCTCCACGGGCGGCTCGGGCGTATCGTCGGGGTCAGTTAGCCCCTCCGTGCCCTTTTCGGCTAATAGGGCGTCTATTTCGGCGGTGTTGAAGCCGGTCAGGTTTAGGTCAAAGTCCAGCGCCTTCAGGTCGGCCAAC